AAAATAAAAAAGCGCCAGCGAAAGCTTAAAGGCTACAGGCTGGAGAGTGAGTTAAGTGATCACATTTCATTTGAGGCAAGTAAACTTGGCATCTCTGATAATGATTACGTCCGGGGTATATTCGCCAAAGATGCAAAAGCTAAAGGGAAGAAGTTGAAGTATGATTATTGGCATTGATTGCGGTTATAAAACCGGGGGTGTTGGATTAGTATCCCTGGAGGGATGGGCTGAGGTTCACGACTTACCCACATACGACGAGGGTGGCGTGGACGTGAGGGCTCTCACTGACATTCTCTACAGTGTCGATAAGGTTAAACACATTTACGTCGAGAGACAGCATTCTATGCCTAAGCAGGGCGTCGTCTCGACATTTAAAATAGGTTACGCATTTGGACAGATAACAAGCACTTGTGCACTATCCCGGATACCGTTCTCAATTATCAGCGCAAACTCTTGGAAGCGTTCGCTAAATTTACCGAGAGACAAGGACGCGAGTAGGCGGCTGGCACAGCAGTGGTATCCTGATCTCGCGTCTCAATTAACAAGAAAAAAAGATGAGCACCGGGCTGAGGCCCTACTCATTGCTAATTATGGGAGTAAACAAATTGACTATCATTCCTAACATGGAAAACGAAAAGTATCACTTAGAGCCGTCACTCAGCGCCTCTGGTGCAAAGACAATAGCCATGAAGAGCCTAGCTCACTACAAGTATGCAGAGCAAAAGACTTCTCAGGCATTCGACTTAGGCACGGCTACTCACACGCTCTGCCTAGAGCCTCACAGATCCAACACTGTCTGGTGTGGACCTGAGACGCGCCGGGGTAAGGCTTGGACCGAGAGAAGAGAAGAGGCAGTGGCTGCCGGGGCAATTCTATTGACCGAGGCAGAGTATAAGCAAGCCCATGACATGGCTAAGGCCGTGTGGGCCAACGAAGAGGCGGCCAAGATATTATCGGGAGATATTATGATTGAGCCCAGCATTTTCGTAAAGGATGAGGTCAGGAATGCTAACCTACGGTGTAGGCCCGATGCGTGGCGAAAAGATATTGCCGCAATAATAGATTTAAAGACGACGATAGACCCATCCCCTGCCGGGTTCGCTACTCAGGCCGGGAAACTTGGCTACCACATACAGGATCAATTTTATCGTATGTGTATGGCCTTGGAGGGTCACGAGATTGACAGGTTTGTATTTATAGCCGTCGATAAGAATGGACCGCCCTATACTGTGGGCGTCTACGAGCTCGACGAGCGATCTCTGCAAGAGGGCAGGGCCGCCGTCGAATACGCGCTGGACAGATTTGTCTGGGCGCAAAAAACTGGGTTATGGCCGTATGACTATGGGGAGTTACAAACAATCCAAATACCGCCGTATACCTTTAAATTCACTGAAGAGCAAAAATAGTCAGGAGACGCATATGCCAATTAAATTTGAAAGTGAAACAACCTCTGATATGTCTTACATCAGAGTAAATCTACCACAGAATAAGTGGACGATTAAAACGCCTGAGGGCGACATTGAAGATATTGATATGGGAACTGGAATTGCCATTGATATTAAAAATGTTGTTTTAGGGTGGCTACACATTGACGTGGGAATAAGGGAGTTCCTTCCCTGGCCGTCACCGGGTCAGCAAGTAGAAAAGCCTGAGGGTGGGCCACATAAGAAGGGCTTTGAGGTTTATTGCTGGGCCAATGGCCGTGCGGCACAGTTTAGTAATAATAGTTATGGTGCAAACCAGTTTATCGCTAAACTATATAATCAAGTAGAAGAAGATCCAAACTTTGCGACTAAAATTCCAGTCGTGCAAGTTACTACGTCAACTCCTGTTGTGATAGGTAAGGGAACCTCTTACGACGTAGGATTTAACATAGCTAAATGGATTGACCGTCCCACCGGTGAGGCTAAGGCTGTAGATCCACAGCCAATCGCTGCCTCGAGTTATGAGGCCCCGGCTGCACCGTCTGCTCCGGCTACCGAGAAGAAAGATTTCGGTTTCTAAAAACGATGGCCCCGGTGAAATACCCGGGGCTATTCCCAGGATTAAAGTCAATAAAATTAATAAATTAAGGGAGAAAAAATGTCTGAAGCATACTTTCAAAAGGTAAAGGAGAGTGCCGTCAGCGACGTCACACTTACTTTAAAGGGCGGCAGAAACGAGACACTCAATAAGGCTGCGTATGCGCTGGGCAGGCACGCACACTTGGCCCCGTCTAACATAGATTTAGCCATTATGGAATTACACACGGCTGCAAAGTCAGTCGGCCTACACGACTTAGAGATCAAGGCCACAATAGGATCCGGGTTTAAGCGTGGCGGTGACAACCCAAAAATTTTAGAAAATTCAGATACAACTCCTTACACGGTATCTGAGTTCGACAGATTAATTGGGCGATTAGCCAGTAACGAAATGCTGGTACGAGATCAGGAGACAAGAAAAGATAAAATCAAAAAGGCTAAGGAGGCGTGGGATAGAGCCGTACCGATAAGCCGGGATAATAAGGACGCAGTGCGCCCGGCGCTTTTATATCTCAACTCACGGGGCCTGAGAGCGTCTACAGCATCGAATGTAGCGCGATTTAGCCCTAATGTATATGACGGGCCAGCAATCATATTTTCGGCGCTTAGTTCGAATGGAGAAGTGCAGGGCATACAGGCCGTGCTTTTAACGCCGGAGGGAAAGAAACGTATACACAATGGTATATCCAAATATAGCCGAGGCGTAATAGCCGGTAATGTCATGCGTATTGGAGACGAGCACGACGGGGCTGCAATCATTATGGTTGAGGGCCCGGAGGATGCACTGTCAATACACCAGGCCACAAAAGACAAAGTAGAGGCTGCTATCGTGTGTACATTTGGTAAGGCCGGAATGCAGTCTTACAATGTACCTAGAGCCTCAGACGTAACGATATGCGCCGATCCCGACTTAGATGTAGACAAGTGTGCAGACGTCCTAAGTGGCGACGGTAGCACGTCTGTGTACGTCGTCAGGTTTAACGAGCTGGGCGTTGAGAACGTCGTCGATGCAAACGACTACCTACAGGAAGTAGGCGAGGATAAGCTTCGAGAGGCGCTGACACTGGCAAAGCCGGTAGCGCAAGTGAAACAGGAGAGCATCGAGGCCGAGAGGCAGTGGCCGACGCCATACGATCCCATTGACCCGGCGAAGATCCCGGCGAGGCGTTGGATCTATGGCCGTCACTACATTCGTTCTAATGTGTCGGTGTTGGCGTCTGCTGGTGGCATTGGTAAGACTTCCATGCAGACAATTGAGGCACTGTCGATTGCGACGGGGCAGTCTCTGATCGAGGACGAAGTCCACGAGAGGTGCAACGTTTGGCTCATTAACCTCGAGGATCCTCTGGAGTAAATGCAGCGACGGGTGGCGGCTGCAATGATGCACTACGGCGTCAAGGGAAAAGACATAAAAGGTAAACTATTTCTCGACGCCGGGAGAGATCTAAAAATTATATTCGCAAAACAATCCCGGGACGGGCTCGACGTAGACGAGGAGCTCAGGGATTACATGGCCGATAAGATAGAGCAAAACAATATTGGTATGGTATTTGTAGATCCGTGGGTGGGCGCAAATCAAATAAACGAAAATGACAACGTGGCAATGAATGCGGCGATAGCCAGCGTCAGGGCGATTGCAGATAAGACGGATTGCGCTTTCGTGTTGACGCATCACATACGTAAAATGCACGGCGACGACGCGACGGTGGATAGTGTCCGGGGCGCAGGGTCACTCATAGGAGCCGCGAGGGCTGCGAGAGTTATTAACAAAGTAAGTCAGGAGGACGCGCTGAAATTGGGCGTCAGTGAGCAGGAGAGCCTGGGTATATTTCGTGTTGACGACGGCAAGGCTAACTTGGCTCCGCCAGCAGAGAAGGCCGTGTACAGGCGCATGGAGGGCGTGCAACTTCCCAATGGGGAATATGTCGGCGTGGCAGTGGCGTTTAAAATGCCTGACTTGTTCGATGGCGTGACAGTTAAAGATGCAATGAAGGCGCAGAGAGTAGTCGGTGAGGCGCTGGAAAATGAGGATCCGTACAGAGAAAACATCCGGGCTAATATGTGGGTAGGAAATGCAGTGGCACAAGTTTTAGACTTGGACACGGAAAAGAAACACGAGAAGGCAAAAATTCGTGCTATAGTTAAGCAGTGGCTGGCGACTGACGTTTTAAGGTTGGAGCCAGTCTACGATAAAAGGCAGGGGAGAGACGTAACAGTCGTCGGCGTCGGCGCATGGATAACAGGAGAAGAGGCAGGACTATGAATAAAAAAGAATATGAAGTAATCGCCAGGCTTGTATATGACGATGACACTGAAATCTACGAAATTGAGTGGAACCATAGCAACCCGAAGACTGCTGACATATTTGTCAATAAGAGCAGGAGTGAGGCGATGAGAGCCTGCGACGATGGAATTGCGGATCTCACATACTTCAGATTATTACTTGAGGAAGTGGAGAGGAGTGCTCCGACTTTACACTGATTAGGCGTTTCCTCAGTCCGAAATTGCGACTGAGGAAGAGTGCTTACACTGAGGAGAAAACACCGCAAAACCCTTCCTCCTTAGTTATACGTATATATATACGTAACTAAGGAGGGAGTGAGGCGGATATATAAAACGACTGAGGAGAATAGTTGTCATGGTAGTGAAAAAGAAAAGTAAACGTGTTACATTAGCTGAAGCAAAGAGAAAGGGACGTGATGTACTTGGTAGACCTGAGGGCGGCGCTCCGCTTATTAAAGCAGAAGTCTGGGGCCAGCTTAAACCGCTGGATTATATTGCCCGGGAAAAAGTTAATAAGTGGGGTGATACATTGCCTACGTTCGTGCCGCCAGAAATGGCTGGACGTTTTGAGGCTGCTTACGAGGCACTAGGTTACGCCGTAGAGGCTAACGATGTCATGGCTACTAATCAAATCGCCGGGCAACTTATGAGGGCTTGGGAAGTATTGGAGAAGACTGCAATTGAGGCCGGGCATAAACCTCCGGCTGAGGATTGTTATTGCGTCGAGCTCGAGGGCGGTAGGATCGTATGTATTGCATCTAAGAATGCTCACATACTACGTGAGAAGTACAAGGACTGGATAGTTTACAGTTTCGAGGATGTTGCTAGAATATTATCTAATGATTTTACGGCTAAATTTTTGGAGGCTGCTTACGATAGTTTTCCAAAGGCAGAAATAACAACCGTCATTAGGGATGGCGTGGATAAATCAATCGACTGGTCAATAGGGGATGAGATACCGTGGTAAAAATGGATAGAGACGAAATATTAAAGGAAGCCATGAAGGTCATTAATAATGATCGCAATGCTGATTATGGAGACGCTCGAGAAAACTTTGAGAATACTGCGAAGTTATGGTCAGCTTACACTGGCTACGAAATAGGTCACATCGATGTGGCTGTAATGATGGTGTTGCTTAAAATATCTAGGATTAGGGTATCGCCTGATAAGGCAGATCATTGGGTGGATATTTGTGGGTATTCAGCTTTGGCCGGGGAGATAGGATCAGATGGTAGGTAAAGTTGGTAAGGCTAAAATTTCTGTAATAGAAAAGATGGGAGAGGATGAGGTGCTTGATAGAATATCTACAGGCACTTCAGTCAGATCTCTTATGAAAGAGTTTGATGTTGGCTATAAGCTATTCGCTGTGTGGCTAGACGCTGTCGAAGGCAGGAGAGGCAGATATGACCAGGCATTATCAGAAGCCGGGAATTATTATGCAGAGCGTGCAGTTGACACAGCTCAGAACGCGCAGCCTGAGGATGTTAATGTATCGAGATTGAAAGTTGATACTGATAAATGGATAGCAAGTAAGCTTAATCATAAATATGATACGAGACAAAGGGACGTGGCAATAAACATAAGTGTTAATGATTTGCACGCGCAAGCAGCTCAATTACTTGGCGATGTTATCGAAGGCGAAGCTGAGGAAGTTGAACCGTGATTTCGCAGACTAGGTCACAATCGCGTGTGCGCGTGCGCGTGTCAAAAGTCGGCAAAAATGTCAACTTTCATGCATTATTGATGTCGTTTTCGTGCATTTCGGGAGGGCGTTTTCGCTAAGTCATTGATTACATTACATAATAAAATTAACATAATAACTATTATGCGAAAACAATTTTTAGCCCCCCCTTACTTTTTGTTCGCGCCCCGGCTTTTGCAACCACCCCATCACAGATAGAGACATAGAAAATGAGCAGCAATCCATTTTTAAAATTAATGAAAAGATACCAACACGATCCCGTCAAATTCGCCAGGGAAGTAATAGGCATGGAGCCCGACGAGTGGCAGTGTGAGCTTTTACAATCCGTCGCTGACCCAAAGATTAGACGTGTCAGTTGCAGATCGGGACACGGCGTGGGTAAATCTTCAGCCGTGGCAATGGCAGCCATTTGGCACGTATTAATGAGAGTGCCATCGAAGACAGTTGTCACCGCCCCCACCTCTGCACAGCTTTTTGACGCCTGTTTCGCTGAAATGAAAAATATTGCAAAACGTCTAAAGCCTCCATTTAACGAGTTACTCGAGATAAAGAGTGATCGCATTGAGCTCAAGAGCGCCCCGGAGAGCACGTTTATATCGTGTCGGACGTCGAGGCAGGAGCAGCCGGAGGCACTCGCAGGGGTGCACTCACCGAGCACGCTTTTATTGGCTGATGAGAGCAGCGGCATCCCGGAGAGCGTCTTCGAGGCGGCCAGCGGTTCAATGTCGGGCATTCACTCGACTACCGTATTGACCGGAAACCCCACCCGGAATACTGGCTTTTTTTATGATACGCACAATCGACTGAAAGAAAATTGGCATACTATGCACGTATCCTGCGTTGACAGTAATCGCGTATCCGAAGACTTCATTAATGACATGAAAAATCGTTACGGAGAAGATAGCCCGGCGTACCATGTGCGCGTGCTTGGAAATTTCCCTCCGTCTGAGAGTGACACAGTTGTCCCGGTATCTTTAATTGATCACGCCATGAAAAACGACGTAAAGATCCACGAGGACACTGTCTCCATTTGGGCTCTTGATGTTGCCCGGCAGGGGAATGACAGCTCCGTTTTATGTAAGCGCCAGGGCCCGGTAATTCACCCACTGACCGTGTGGAACAATTTAGACTTGATGCAATTGACTGGGGCTGTGAAGGCTGAATATGATGCCGTATCTTCGTCTAAGAAGCCCGTCGAGATCATTGTCGATAGCGTAGGCTTGGGGGCCGGTGTATTGGATCGACTTAGGGAGCTTGGTCTCCCGGCTCGAGGCTTGAACGTATCTGAGAGATCCGTCCAGAGGGAGACATACATAAATTTACGCGCAGAGCTCTGGTTTAAGTGTAAGGCTTGGCTGGAGGGTATGGACGTTAAGATACCTCACGATGACAGGCTGTGGGCGGAGCTGGCAGCTCCCCGGTATCACTTTACCAGCTCAGGCAAGATACAAGTCGAGAGCAAGGAGGCTATGAAAAAGAGAGGCATTAACTCACCCGATAGAGCTGATGCAGTTTGTCTTTCATTAGCAAATGAAATGACGACTATGGCGTATGGCACGAGCTCCTCAGGTTCATGGAATAAGCCGCTGCGTCGAGAGATCCTAGGTATTGTATAAAAAAGGACCAGTTGATCAAACTGGCCCTTTTGCTAGATCACCAAGAAAAGGAGACGAGGCTCTAGCTGCACGCGGTTTGGTGAAAAATACTTAAAACCACCGGCACTCACGGCTTACCCATTTATTTTATCTGTTCCTCAGCTCCTGTATGTATAGGCACTCGTTGCATCTATCCTGCATTTGACCCTTTTTAATTCCTTTAGATCTAAGCAGCAAAAAATTTCCGCACGCGCATTTACATACCCACATACTTCCGTTGCAATTTTTCTTCGTATTTAAATCTTTACCCAGAACGGTTATGCGTCCATTTTTTTTACCCACCATTTCATTATAGAGTTTCCTCTCGTCGCCCAGCGCCGTGTGATCCGATTTTCTCAGCTACATCGGGTCCTTGT